GCTCTGCGGAAGGTATGATATACATATGAGTTATCTTCAGTAGAAGCTGCTACCATCGCACCATTATACAGTGGGTCTGGCTTTGTAATATCAAACCCATCGAACCCACCCCAGAACGGAGCAGTAAAGCGATTGTACCCAGCGTTAAGAAGTTCTGTATAAGAACCACTGCTAACTGATAGTGAGGCTGCTCGGGATCCTGACTGGTAGAAGAATGAACTTCCGGCCTGTCTTACATCATCAAGCGAGAAAACATATCCAAAAGCATCAAGACCACTAGTAGGTGCAGTTGATGTGGGGTCAGCAGGGAAACCTGCATACCACAACCTATGGGAATCGGCCACACTTGCATCGGGACGAGTAGAGCCAGTATTCCTCGTTACTTGCATACCAAAATACGCATTTGTTGGATCACTTAAGCCGCCGGCTGATGCACTTACACGCAATCTAACCGATGGGAAGGCTAGCGATGCTGTAACACGGCTGTCAATTCCGAAGAAGCTCTCTGATGCGCCAGGAATGCTGTTTATGCCACCAACCACGAAACTGCCGGTGGTTTGATCAACACCGCTACCTGAAATAACTTGGACCGCCGTAAACTTTGGAGGACCGAAGTAACCGAATGGAAGTAGGACCCCATCGGTTGCGCCGGCATCTACATCTGCATTCATATCGACGCGAATAAATTTTGATCTATTGGGATACTCACCATAACTCTTAAGTCTACGGCCAGTACTATCCCAACTTTCGTACACATCACCAATCTTGCGAGCAATGTAATCAGGAGATGTGGGATCTAATGTAAGGTTATCAAATCTTTCAATGATTTCAACCTTATTGTCTGTATCCAAAAGCTTACGCAACACTATAGAAAATGTGCCGTACTCGGTGGCTGTGGTAGTAGATTGTCTAATTTTCTCAATTGAAACTTTAACATTTTTATATAACCATGCGCCATGGCCGCGGCCGATTAGCCGGAAAAGCTTTTGCATATTTTGAGGCTTGAAGGCTCCCGGTGACTCCAGATCCTGACCAATGAACCATCCAGCCTTGGCTTCAGCCGAAGCTTGACCTTTCATTTGTGAAGGATCGCTGGATCCGGCGCCAGTTGAACCACTCTGAGCCAAACCGAGAATAATACCAATCAAATTATCATTAATGGTAAGATCCCCGGTGCCTACACCACCGCCATCGCGGAGTTCTTGCTCAAAGGTTTCGCCTAACCAATATTCCTTGTAGGATGCCGAAGCATAAAAAGCGCCCTGAGTGGATACAAGTTGCGGATTGGTGTTAAAACGCTTGCGAACAAAGGTTTCTTTTGAATCGTCAAAATCAAACTTTACTTTTACATCTTCTATGGCACCACTAATGACGATAGTAAAGAGGCCATTAGAGTCTGATGTGACCAAGTTTCCTGCGGATTGAGTCAACTTCGTCGAACCGTTACCATCATAAAATGTACCGCTTAATTCAATTTCAGCCGCAGTGTTGAGATACCAAACAGCACCCAAAGAGCCAGTTCCAATCCAAGTTCCAGTACCGTCCTCGGCCGACTTCGACGGAAAGACCCACAAACCATATGCACCACCGTTTGACGCTACCGTTGTGTTGATTGTCTTGCTGGTTTTCCAGCCCGCAGCTGCATCACCACCATCACTCTCGCCAGTTGATGTTTGTTGGCCGAGGAGCCGTACATATGTAATAGGAGCCACATTGGCTCTCAAAAAAGCTTGAGCAGCATAAGTGCCATACATTGGGGATTGATAGTTTCCATCGCGATAAATATCGCCACCGCCATTACCAGGAACTGTCTCTCCAAATACTTCTACAAATTCGGCATATGATTCTACTTTAACAGGATTCATAGCCAAGCCGCGCTTGGACCGACCAAGAATTACGGGGCCGATTACATCGGCAGTTTTTGGAAGAAAGGAGTTATCAATTTCATTGATAAAGACTCCAGGAGATACAAACTTAAAACTTTTTACTGACATATTGTGGTTCCTCTTTTGAAAAGTGAGCTTAATTGAGACCTAATCATACTTTAAATAGTATTTTACAACCCAAAAGGATAGGCAACTTTCAATATTTAGTTCCTGAAGTCTTCTTCTTTTCTTCTCCCCATAAATTAAAGTTTCCAACCGGAACGGTCGATTCTTGAGGAAACTGATATTCGACGGTATTTTCATCTATTCTCACAAGTTGGCGATCATCGTTAACACCGTCGCCAATCAAATAGCCTAACACATTAATAGTAACTTCAGTTGTAAAAAGGCGCGTGTCCTCGCCTAAAGCCGCTACGTTGTTGTTGTGAGTAAAACCTTGTTGTATAAATGCCTCGTAACTGTGGCCGTTGCGCTTCATAACAAATGCGTTAATTTGGCCTGTTCTTGTCATAAATGGGGCCATTAAGTCATTCATTTGTTGCTGATATTCGGTCTTGATTAATATCTTGTAGTCCAAACTCACATACACAGGTATAGGAATAGAGAGAGTCTGAACAACCACTTTCTTATTTATTCTTGGATAATATCGCTGGGTAGTTCCTGAAGTATAATTGGATACTCTTGTGTTTCCAACAACAGCAAAATTGCGTGTTTTGTCTGGAACTATTCGTTTGGCAATAACAAATCTGCCGGCTCTGCCGTTCTTATTAACTGAATATTTGTTTGCTTGATATGAGCCTTTTCGGGCTGGGTCTTTGGTTATGTTGGTTCTTTCAATACTAACGATGGGTAAAATGATCCCATTATTAGCATCTCGCAATTCGGCTTTGTGTTTTACTTGATAGGAGCGCTCGGGGGCTTGCCATAAAACAGGAACAGTTTTCCACCCTTGATTGCTACGAGCAGATAAATTCAAATCATCTTTAAGCCAACTCACTATAGCATAATCTATATCTTCTATTGTAGAAGAGAGCATCCCAATTTCTTTAAGAGAGTATTCGCCCGATCCTGTTGGCAATAAAGCAAAATCAAAATTATCAGGTACCATCGAAAAGCCCCTTTCTGGATCTTCTGCATTTTGCAGCTATTTCAAATTCGTGTCCCGCTTGCCCAAACAGAAGGTTAGGCTCTTTGAGAGTCACGATCTCATAATAATTATCATTATACAGAACAAAGTCACCTTCCCGCACAAATAAATTTTGATCTTCTTCCAATCTTCTCTTATGGAAATGGATATTAATTTCCCATGTTTTATCCACCCCAACGCCGTCTAAATATGAAGTAGAATAATCTGTATATTCTATAAGGGCGTAAATACGAATTGGGGGCAAATAAGTTTTTTCTATTGCCTCTCCGTATAAATCATGAAAATTAGTACGTTCTAAATCAATAGGATAATATAAAATTTGTTGACCAATAATCTTTTCGATTAATTCGTCATTAACCTGCTTTACGAGGTTACGTTCCTTCTCACCTAAGAAAAGCGGTGGGGGCGGTTGCTCTGGTCTTTTCCATTCGTTAGCCATGGCCTATTACCCCACAAAAATCGGCAGCGGTGTGACTTTTAGTACGTTGGTTGCTGCATCCGTAATTTCTTGATCCTGTTTTGCTAGTGCGACGTATTCGGTTTCCTTGAGCATTTCTCTTAATTTTTCTTTAAGAGTTGCTTGTTCTTCTTTGGCTTGACTTAACAATTCACTAAAATTAAGAGTCACACTTTCCCCAGGGATAGGTAGGGTTGTAAACTTACCACGAATTTGACCCAACATCTCTTTACATAAGGCGAGAGCATATTTTCTAATCCATTGTTGTCCTATGGAGTTAATATTTATAAACGGAATATTGTCAAACGGCAGCGTATTCATGTTACTGACTCCCTCAATACCAGTCTCGACGGTGCCATCTAGCTCATATGGCTGTAAATCTACATAAAATCTAACCCATATTCTCTCGTTTAAGCCATCACTAAAGCCATATTTAGTGGGAGTGGGGTATAATCTCAATTTATCATTAATGATCTCAAAAGAATAATTGGAAGTACGTGTATTGATGCTATCTTCATAAGCCATTGCTTGTAATTTGTTCTGCCATGTTGGAATTAGTTCAAATGTAGCATCATCAGCAAATTGTCCGTAGGTGGTATAGTTACCTACAACGCCTATTCCTCCATAATACCCATAAAAACGCCACATAGCTCGCGGAGACTTGTAATATACTTTTGTAATAATTACCCTCTTGTCTCCCACTTTCCCGGCATAGTCAACTGAAGTCCCACCATCATCAACACCAGAACTCGATGCGCTTTTGATTATGGTCTGTAAATCATAATCTTGTTTATCTATGACAGGTGCGAACGAGGCCGAATATTGTGGAATCGTACCACCAAAACCACCGGCTGCTGCTGCAGCATCCCCGACGCGACGAGAATATCCAAGCGTGAAACGTGGATATTTAAGATTGGAGCCGCTGGGGCCAGCCGTAATATTTCCTTTGCTATTAAAAGAAGATGTGGCGGATCCCAACACATTAGATAAAACGTTTTTACCCTGATGAAGATTAACTATATAAGAGTATTCTAAAACCGCCTCTTCGTAGGCAGCATATACATTAGATGGGGTAAGCTCAATATCAACCACATCGCCACCAAGCTTCTTATATACATAAGCAACCTGATCCGAAGCACCACTAATGAATGGGGCAGATCCACTATAAACACCAAAAGGCAACGAACCTGTAACCAAATCCGTGCTACCAGTTGAAGTTAGTACAATAGCGCTAGTTTGAGATTTTGGATTTAAATTGGTGGGCATGCATGCGTACTCCTACTTCGTAAATAGTAATGCTGAAAGCAAAAACAACGTTATAGAATGTTTATTTTGGCTATCACTTATGAGATGGCTTTCTTGGTACGTCCAATGCGTGCTTTCTTCACTTTTTTGGTCTTTTTTGGAGCTTCGGTTGATTTTTCTACTACAGGTGCTGGGGCCCCTGCAGCGGCGCGCGCGGCGCGGGCCTTTTGCTTTAATAAGCGTCGTTTTCTTGGATGCATGATGATCCTCGTTATATGATACAATCAGTAGTTTTAAAAATACAAAAACGAAAATCTCAAAAAATTAACGGCGGTATTTTTTCAGCACATCAACATTTTGAAACTTTTAAGGAAAAAGAAAACCCCCAACGAAATTAATCGTTGAGGGTTTAACTTTATTACGCTATTGCGTGTGTTGGCCTATAGACCAGACTCACCCAGCAGTCCGCGAATGACGACAAGGCCGTACATATCAGGACGAACCATCTTCTTGGCATAGCGAGTCATCACGCCCTTGCGGGGCACGAAGTCTTCCGGGCCAAAGATAGTAGGTGTGGTCTGTAGTGGCACATAAGGTGCGTATACATAACCAGACTCAAGGAATGAGCCTCCACGGCGGCCGACCAAGACCACGTTACGAAGGAAGTAGGGATCTACTATCACATCGAACTTCTTGCTCAGCGAACCAACCTTAACCGCACCAATGGAGCCCTTCTCGTCATCGTTGGTGACGGAAGCACGGAATCCAGCGGTGAACTCAAGTAGGTTTGCAACTTCTGGTCCGCAGACGACGAAGTTTGCTCCACCACGTAGAGTCTTACGATGGATCGCAGCCGAAACATCATTGATTGTCTCAATGAGAGTCTCATACCACTCGCTTACTGTACCCGTGAAATCGGGGGCAGCTGCGCTAGCGCCTATTTCTTGTCCTGTGTCCCGGTTCAAAAAGAGACCAGGAGACCGAGACCAGTAATAGGTAGCTGCGGTAGCACCGTTGATAAGATCAGCAAGGATCTCACGATCAATCTCAAGAGCAATTTGCTCGGAGAGGATTGAAGTAAGTTCCACCTCTGCATCCAAGTTATGGTATGCGTTGAGGTCTTGACCTAATTCGGGTGTCCACTTAGCCTTGAGCTTCTTGGTCATTGCCGTAACAGCGATGGAATCGACCTTAATGTCAATTTCAGGGATGTTTGCGACATTTTCCAAGCCCCAGACCGCTTGACCAACGACAGAGCCGAGGGCGTTGCCCGTGGCAAGATCATCAGTCTGAGCCCATGAAACAGTGTTAAGACTGGATGTCAGGGCGCCAAGTACAGCGGTACTAAGAGCTGCAGCACTAATTGGAGCAGCACCTGCACTACCTGTACTAACGAAGATGAGCTTCAGACGGGGAGTACCAGAGCCACTAACAATCTCTGTGAAACGACGAACCAAACGAGCACAAGCAACACCTGCGCCGGCGCCGGTTGTGGAAGTGTCCATAAGAACACCGTTACCACCTGAACTGGAAACGTTGAAAGCCTGTGGGCCGTCCGTGTTAACCTGATCGAGACCAGATTTAAGCACCGTTACCTCTGCTACGCTAGTAGAACCAGACGTAAAGTCAACATCCCACCGTGCAGCTTTGTTCACCGTAGCTTCACCGTCGGCGTCATAGGTACCAAATGTACCATAGGCGCCGGCTGCAGGCGTCAGTGTGATGCCATTTGCCGCCGAAGAGCCAGTTGGTGAGGAATACCCATTGTTTAGTTGATAGGGTCCACCAGGCTGACCAAAGTTACGCGATAAATCGACACCGCCAGTCACCTGACTAGCGACAACGCCGCCACCATAAAATGAACTGGATAGAGTGTAATCTAGCCGATCCGTTGCGGTGGCAACCCCCCCGATTTGTTCACTGACAGTGAAATCGAGGAAGAAAATGAGACCCGATGGTAAGCTCATTGGCTGAACGGAAACGAGATCGTTTGCGATCAACCCAGCAAACACACGACGAACGATGGGAAACGCAACGGCCGCGAAGCCCTCTACATCACCACCAGCCATTGTGCTGGACTCACGAAGAAGTTCCTTAGCTTGGTTCTCCAAGAGACGAGCCATTGAATTCTTTTGACGGTCAGTTCCAAGTCCTTCTAGAAGACCTGTGCGCTCCCACTTTGATAACAAAGCGTGACCTTCAGCGCGCATATCACGATTGATAACTCCTTCGGTCAATCGTTCGATGATACCAGCCATATTTTAATACCTCCTTATAGTATTAGTATTAATTTTACTTAATACCTGCTAGTCTTTTCATCCTATC